ACCACCGGGCCAGTTGTCTGCAAGGTGAATTGCCGCGCTGCTGCTGGCACTCATGTGCAATTGTCCGCTTAATGCGGTAGTGCCCGATTTCCAAATAAAGTAATTGTTAGCCGCCGAAAACAGAATGTAGGCATAAACACGAAAACGCTTGCCGGGAATTCCCGTCAAAACCACATAGTTGCCCGAAGTGTTAGCATCAATAATTGCCGTTTTCATGGACGTATCCTTGAGATTCGCTGGTACGGCCCAGCGAGAGTTTGTTGCGTCTGTTGCAGCTTTGTAATCTGCTCAGTCAGCATGGATAAATAGGATGCCCAAGAGATTGACTGACCGTTGACAGAATAGTCCGGCTTAGGATTTGCCGTAATGTCCCTGATCTGCGCGGCGATCTGATTGATGGCCTCGCCAAGATCGTCAACGGCTGCCATTGGTCACCTTTTCCACAACTATTTCACGGGACGGGCACAGGTCAAACTTGTCCCTGTATTTGTTAGCAGCGTCTTCCTCGTTCCACGCTTCAAGCGTCACTTTTGGAAGGTACATGAACGAGGCACGATAAACGGACTGAGCCTGCTCAACAGAGTCAGGCTCAAACGCTTGTTGTTTGCGCGACATAGTCGCCTCCTATCAAACCTTGTTACGAACAATATGCCATGGGGACCAGACCGATGGAATACCACGCTCGTTGGCAAAGTAACTGGCCACAATGCCCCGATCCAGCATTTCATACTGGTTAGGAGCAGACTGAGCAACACTAAGTGGATAGTTCTGCATGTAGCGGAATGACTTTCCGCTTTCAAGCATCCACCAATATTCATCGGCATCACTTTGGCTAAGAGCAAGGCCACCATCAGCAGCAGACGCCGTGCAAACCTGCTCAAGCAGAGGACTTGACAGGATCTGGAATTGGCCCGAGTAAGGGTTGCTTCCGGTAACACTAATGTTGAGCGGATTGCTACCCGTCTGAGTCGGCGATCCCGTTCCGGTCCTGCGCTCCGTGCTAGTGGCTTGCAGGATAAGGTTTGCGGTCGCTACCTTAGCAGGATTGACAAGGATCGTATTAGGCATAGTCAGGATGCGCTTGCCGGTGCCGGGGTCCTGCATGCGGGCGAACTTCAACATGTCAGCCTGAATAGCTGTCCAGTCGTTTAGCGGGTTCGAGAAGTCGTTGAAATACCCAAGGGCGCCCAGCGAAGTCGAGTAGGTGTTGTACGCCGTGCCGTTGTAGTTGAAACTGTTGGTAGCTCCTACTACGAGTCCGAGAATTTCAAGCTCACGACGATACGCAAGCTCTTCGCCAACCGATCCGGCAACGTTCATCAGGTCGCCGGTCAAATCGTAAAAAATGGTCTCTTTGTAGACGTCAACAGCAAGTGCGTTTTCACGGGTTTCTGGTGTCTGCACCCATCGCTCGTTAAACTGAGCTCTGGTGTGCGCTTCACCAGGCAAACGCTTCTTGCCACGGTCGCCCAGACGATTGACCCCGATAATCTTCTGACCGTTGAGCTTAGTCGGCTCTGCGGGGCAAAGTGCATCGCCGATAAACGCTGGGTTCTTAAACGCTTCCAAAATCTTTACTTCTACCAAACCGCCAACAACGGAGGTAAAAGTATTGATGTTTAAGAACGCAGTTGGATCAACACCAACGCCCGTCGACTCAATCAGGGCCCTGCTGCCACCGGCTGCTTCGACTAGCGAACGAGCCGTAGTGTAGCGACCCAGTTCGCGGCTGTCAGGGTTAAATAGATTCTTCCAAGTCGGCCCCACGATGGCTTCGCAAAGCTCCGCAAGGCTAAAATCTTCAGCGCGCAGGTGACGATCCTTAAGGATGCGATTGCCAGCAAAGTCCTTGTAATCGTTGCCGTCTTTGTCGCACAATCCAAGACCATTCTTCATTTCGGTCAAGAAACGAAGGCGGCCGTTAGATTGCTTTGATCGAGACTCAAACAGGTCGCGAAGCTTAATCGTGTTAACACTCATTCTATTCCCCTTTCGTTAAGTTAGGATCCGATGGTGGCGTACCATGCGGTGCCATCACAGAAAAAGATTCCGGTCTTGGTTGCCGCCACCGATCCGATGGTTGTTGCACCTGCGTTTTTCACGGTGAATGCGTGAGTTGCGGCCGCATTGTTTACCACGTAGAACACCAAGCCCTTGGATGATGCGACGGCTGGGAGCGTCACAACACGGGTGCCAGTTGGGACACCGACTTGAATGGAGGCGGAAGCCACGGTCAATGTGGTATCGGCAGCAGCGGCCAAAGTGCCGGGCCCTGCAACCTGACCGCTACCAACCTGTCGTGCGTTTGGATTAGCAAAACTAACTTGGTTCTTGCCGAGCAAGCGCACCCGGACAAGAGTCGTTGCAGTCGAATACTTATTAACAACGTAACCGATTGCAAGGTTTGGCTGTGATACCGCCACCACGGATTGGTCTGCAATGTCACCCACGGCCCCTGTAGCAGCGGAAAGCACGCCAACTAGGTCTCCGCACTCAAACGTGGCCGAGGCGCAGGTAGCCTCGTATACGACGTCTGTGCCGATCAGGATCCCAGTGATTGGAAAGTCGGGATACCCAGTAGTTGTCTGCGCGGCAATACGGCCTTGTTGTGCAACGCCCACAAATGATGCGGCAATAGTTGCCTGATCAATTGCGGCCGTGCCCGAGCCGGTTGCCGCGCTAAGTGGCACGGCTGCTGTACCGTTCCAGTAGAGCAGGTCGCCGATGCTAATCTGAGTCGAAGCGGGAACATTCAAAACAGTAGTCGTAACGCCCGATGGCAGAACAAACCGAGAACCACCAAAAGTGCTGCCCATTATTTACTCCTTAGGATCTGAGCCAGTTGAATACGTTGTCGCCAGTGTGAACTTTGCTTTCCGTCATTGGCATCATGCTACCAGACGACTTTGGTTTGCGCGCCTTAGACGCCAGTTTGATGCGCAAAATACAACGCCTTTGCGCTGCCTCAGTCAATGGTTTCAAGTCCTTCAATAAGCCTTCAGTAAGCACAACCCCATTGGTTTTGCAAAACTGCTGTAATCGTCTCTTGCTTTCCATGGCCATTTTGTCCTCGTCGTCTGAGTACTCTTCTTCGGTGTAGTCGTCTTCTGCCTCGATTGCCAACTCGTCTTCGGTTTCGTCTACAGGCATATCGTCGGATTCTTTAATTACTTTGCCCCTACGATCAATTTTAACGACTCGATATTCTACACCTCCGCCTCTTAACGACGGATGCAGCATTTTGGTCCCCCTATCCGCTACAGCTTGAGCAGCAGCTTTAGTTGGATATTCGGGGCCGCCTTGCTTATTAAATTTTCCATCTTCCCATTGCTGAATAACATAAGAGCTGCCGTCTCCCGAAGAACCATCACCTTCAGTCATCTCTTCTTCAGAAGGATCTTCCACGGGCATATCGTCAGCTTCGGTCATCATCTCGTCTTCAGACTCATCTTCTGATTCTTTTATAGCACTTGCAGCTAGCAATTGAGCGTCTAAGCTACTTAGCTCTTTTATAATTTTGTCGGTTGTGCTACTTATTGTTTTGATTGCTTGCTTGGTCTTAGCACCATCTTCATCGGCATCGACATCTTTAAGCATTTTCATAAGCTTGTGAAGAGCTAGACTACTTTGGTTGATAAAGTCCCTTGCCTCTTGCTTGTCTGGTAAGCTGATCGCCTCAGTCATCTCTTCTTCTGAAGGGTCTTCTACAGGCATATCGTCCGCCTCGGTCATCATTTCATCTTCGTCTACGTCTTCGGCTTCTCTCATCTTAGATTCAGAAAACGCGTCGTTGTTAATATATTTGCTTGGGTCTAAGTTTGCCAAATCGGACAATGTAGAATTGACTGGAACAGAAGTTAATGCGTCACGATAATGACCAAAAGTTGCGGCCGTTCTGGGGCCAGAATGATTTTGATTCGCTCCCATAAGCCATTTGTTAATTTCGGAGATAGCTGCTTGAGCAGTCTTAGCAAGCGTTTTAACCTTGCCCATTTTAGACGCATCGTAAACGTTTTTCCTGATCCAATCTAATTGCTTATCATCAAAGTTTGTAGCCTCAGTTATCTCTTTGTCTTCGTCGTCCATGTCTTCTCCTTCCACAAATTCGTCGTCAGGCATAATTCCCTCTCCTGCCCAAGTAGGATCGGTTTCCATAGTGTGAATTTGCATGGCTAGCGTGTCTAACGCTCCACTAGCTGCATACAACACTCTATTTAATTCTGCCGTTATTTTTGCCCCTAACGATCCTTTTATTTTTTGTCTAACAGTTGCGCCCTGCGCCTTTGCGGTCTTTATAGCTTCCTTGGCTTTACTTACGTTAGATGTAATTTCCTTCATGATGGGGCCTAATATGCCCCCTGAAGCCTCAGTCATCTCTTTGTCTTCGTCGTCAGGCGTGTCGGATTCTCCAAGTAGATGATCGCCGTATCTTGGCCTTGGCTTTCTATTCTTATTCTTTTTCTTAGAGTCTTCCCAAGCGAAGAAATCTTTTACTGTCTTAGCAGGAAACTTTGCACGAAGGATGTCTCCAATTAATGCTTGTTTTCCTCCCATTTCAGCAGCCGTATACTTCGATTTAATATAGCCGCCAGTGTTGTCAACATGATGTTTTAGAACTTTGGCAGTCGGCCATTTAAGTAACTCATCTAGATATCTTTTAATTTCACTGTTTTCAAAATCCGTTTCTTCTTTAATAGATCTATTGTTAGCTTTCATGCGTGTGCGCGCCTCTCGTAGTGACTTTGTTGTGGCTGGGTCCGCTACTAAATCAACGTGTCGAACTTCCACGATTGAGTTTACCACAAAACAGCCATCGTCGTCTTCTTGACCATCGCCCTGCGCATTGTGGGATAGTCCAAACGTGTCGTTCATGTCGTTGCGTTCTGCTGCCTCGCAGATACGTTCAGCCATCGGGTGCGACTTGAGGAACATTAGGTCGCCGTAAAGCCCTTCGCCTTCGACGTACTTGACATTGATCAGTTTGCCAAAACGATCTTCTGCGTTGCGAACGTCGCCCGACTCAGCTGGGTGATTGATGTTTACCTTGATGCCTTCATACAGGCTCTTGGCTTTTCGCACCGCTTCTGGCATATACTTGCGGTTGTTGTCGCTAACAAGTCCTAGAATTTTGACGCCACGAATAATGCCCTCGTCTCGATCCACTTCCATGGCGGCGGACGATGTGACTGCCTCGATTGTGCGAATGGTTCTTGCCATATGTACTTTGTACCTCTAGCGCAATAGCTGTGTCAACTTCTGCGCCTGTTTTTGCCCCGTCTAGCCTTCATCTTGGCCCGCACTAGGTCTGCGAACCGTGCTCCGGCTGACGGCCTGCGCGGCTTCTTTTTAGGCTCTGCACGGCGACCTATTACAGGCTCCGTTGGAAGATAGCCGTATGTGGTAATTTGACGGTGCAACTCTGATCGGTCAGCAATAATGTCGCTGACACGTTGGATTCTGTCGACTCTACGTCGTGGTGTCTCTGCTACTATTTCGTTGTGAGGCAACAGTGTTCCAGTTTGTGGGTCAACCATTGATGCCCACCTGAGTGGTTCTCCGGGTTGCAGCTTTTGACGTGCTGCGGCCATGCGGCGCGCCCCTACTGCCCAACGCCTCTCTGCCTCGCTTGCATGATCAAACCATCGGTCGTATGTTCGTGGATCAGGGATGACTGACCCAGCAACGTCGGCAAATAATGCTTTGAGTGCGGGATCATCTTCTACCGCTTTAGACGGCTGCATGACGGCGGACAGTGTGCATCGGCAATTGTAGGCAACGGATCCATCTTCCTCAATTGGTGGTCGTGGCATTTGAAGCATAGACGGCTGTCCGGGTTCTGGATTGCGATAGTAGATTGTTCCGTGTCGAGCCGCATGATGTGGACGCACTCTCCAGTCCAGAATTGCGTGAATCTGGTAACCGATGACAAGTGGCCCAAGGTTCTCGTACATGGCTAGAGTCGCTTCAGTTGACGCTCTTAGTGACTCCGTCCTTGCAATTCTTCGGGCTGATGTCATGACGTTGTCAACTATCGGAGCTAACTGAGCAGTCAACTGTTGAACAGATTGCCCTTGCAGCAATGCCAGCGACACCTGTGCGGCTAAGACAGCAGGTGGCGCCAGTTGCGATTGAGAAGCGAATCTCTGCTCCCAACTAGCGCCATGAGTCGGAGAATAAACGATGCGGTTGACGTCTTCCTCGTCATCGTTTGGCAAGAGTATGGCCTCGATCTGCGCCCGTTCAGCAGGAGTGGCGCGCCGAGCCTCAGTCACCGGAACTATTGTCCTGTTGGATAAGTTTGCTCGGTTGCCAGCGAGTGCAAGATTAATGTACTCAACGGGGACCGATCCGACTAAGTCCTTTGCCGTCTGGATGCGGGATTGCTTAACAATACGTCTAAGAGTGTCACCGGTGCCTGCGATTGCGGCCGTGTTAATTTCTACTAACAATGCCGCTAACAAGTGCTGCGTATTGAGATTAATTGGTCGCTCAGCTAACAGGGCTTGTATCCTCTTCCATATGCCCCGGATCTTCTTGTCAATTATGTCTGCTCTCTCGTCAGACTTTACGAGCGTGTCTACGCGCAGGATGCCTTGTCGAGCCGCTATGCGTGACGAGACGTAATTCATTACAGGCGATCCCTGATTGTAAAGTCGCTTGTTTCCTCAGTCTGTTCTGGCGGTTCGTTGTTACCCGGTGCGACCGGCTGCTGTTCTGGAGCAGGGGCGCTTGGGCCTGCATCGTCTGACTGATTTACGCCACCGGTGTTGCCCAGTTGCTCAGCGTATTCCTGCTGGTTAGTCAACTCAGTGTCCCAATCTAATCCTAACTCTTGCGCGACTGTTTGACGGGACTTGATGCCAAGTGTCACATACGTCTGGTTGGCATTAGCTGTTCCCGCTGTGTCTTGCACTTCCAACTGTGGAGCGGTTGCCACAATGTCAATGTATTTCATGGTCGCCTGAGGAAGCTTTCCTGCATCAATGGCGTTTTGAATTACCGCACGAATTACCCGTAGGAAAGTTCGCTCATATAGTTTTTGTAGCCGTTTGCAGTGGCGCAGGAATGGCGACTCTGCGGTCATGCTGGAAGCATAATTGTTGTTTGAAGCGTCTGCGCTAACTAGCCACTCTGGAGCGTTGTGTCGGTTCCCTGCTGATCTTAGCAACGCTTGCATAATGTCAAGATGCCCTTGTGAATTAGCGGCCGCTGGTGGTGGCACATAATTCATTCCTTTTGGAATGTCCATAAACGTGCCGGACTTGATCTGCTGAAAGTCTGTGCCCTTCTGCGTGACCGGACTGTATTGAGTGTAGTCTGAGGAAGAGTTAATGAACGTATCAACCTGTCCGACCGACGAGGCATCGTGCTGCCGCACACCAGCGATTGCAGCTTGAACGGCTGCGCCTTCTCCTAGGTTGGTTCGCAACTTTGTAGCGACTGCAAAGGCGTCTAGAGTGTCATAGGAAAAGTCACTGAGTCCACGCTTGATATTGCGTTTGACGTTTACCTTCATATGGATCATTTCGTCGGCTGGCACTTCCTCTGCTGACATTGGATTGCTCGACCCATCTTCGCCAGCAGAGGCAACATATGCGACTGAGTAGCCCAGAATGTTGCACACATCGTCAGGATCAGTCTTGATGCCGTAGGAGAAGTCGTACAGCGAGCCTCCGGGCGGCATGAATACCTGCTCAGGCTCTACTACTCGCACCATCGTGGAGCCGTCTTCCTGCGCAAACAACCGTAGGAAGAATTCCCCGTCTTCTCTGGATCGAGTAAATAACTCCTGCTCCATCTCTGACCATGCGTTCTCTTCAATAAATTTGTCAATTGTGTCTTGGATGCGAATCATGATGTTCTCAGGGACATTACGGTTTGGCTTTTCTACCACGTCGTATTGGTATCCAGAACCGATGACGTATGAGCAGAGTCCATTGACCAGTCCCTGAGCGTTGGGGCTCATAGTCGTAATTAGACGCGCCTGAGCACGAATCAATGACAGTTGCTGCTCTGAGTACCAGAATGGAAAGTTTCCACCATACCGACGATCGGTAGGCTGAGTGATTGGGTAGGCCATCTGACCGCCATCTTTGTAGCGTGCCAGCAGGTCCACGTAGGACGACAACCAATAGTCTGAGTCGGCATACGATTCAGCAAGTTTGACCTTGCGCTGCAAGTGATTGATGCGGATTTGTTCTTCAAGGTTCTCGCGGATTTGTCGTGGCGATTGTTGCTGCGGCCGGTTGCCGAAGAGTCGCTCAAACCATGTGGTCATACTCCAACCCTCCTGACGATTCTTGAATGACGGCCGTTGTATAAATCGATCATAACACGCAGTGCCATTTCAAGCGAATCAGGACCATCGTCATGCTTGCCCGTAGGAAAGTCACGCAATTGCGAGACAAGTAGTTTAGTGCCAATGCTATTAGATTTAAACCGGATCGTTCGCTGTGCCAGATATGGCCCAAGGCGACGAATGCGAACCTGCTTGGACACCGTATTGACAAGCTGCACAACGGGGCAAGGCATACCAGCGACTTTAGCTCGTTCCTGTATTTGAACAGCTAGCAACTGTTGAAACTGGTTTGACTCTACGGCAACACCATCGGCCCGGAACTTTCCTTGTGTTTCCAATACAACGCTAACAATTTCCTCAGTGTTTCTGCGCTCTAGGTTTGCCTCGCAATAGAGTATCCCGTCTGCATCTCTTCCTAACTTGACGATAGCTGAATAGTCGCCGGACTTGCCGTCAGAACCTTTTGATGGATCCACGCCAAGTGTCTTAATGACAATCGTGGACGGCCACTCGTCAAACCAGATATCGTCGCTAAAGTACTCTGATGGCCACTCGCTGCCGTCCGGGTCTACAAACATTCCGCTCAGCTCTTGTTCTGCAAACTTTCCTACATACTCGCCTTCTAGATTGCGAACAAAATCTGGGCTAAGGAAAGGATTGTTATATGTGCTTGAGTGGTACAGAGCGTTGCCCGGACGGCTCTTGCCAAACGTTTCGTATGTCCAGTGGCCCTGTCCCTTGGGCGTAAACGTGGCCGATAACCAACCAGCACCAGACTGCTCTCTCAATCCACCGATTGCAATCAGATAGGCATCGTGGTGCATGATGGACGCCTCGTCCATCCATACGCCTGACAGGTTAGGGCCTCTCAATCGTTCCGGAGTATCTGCGGACCGAAACAGTATTTCGGACCCTCCGGGCATAGTCATAGACGGTGGATTGAGCCTAGCTTTACTAGGGTCGTAACAGTGCAGCTTAATAGCAAGTTGCTTGAATGATCGGATTGTAACGTCGGATAACACGTTGTAAGTCGGAGCGATTACCATGTACAGGCGATTGCGCCCTGATGGACTGGTAGACCGCCTGATCATGTCGTACGCGCCGATAAACGTTTTTCCTGCGCCACGTCCTCCCACAAATCCTCTATACGGTTTTTGACAGGCTGCAAAATCAGCTTGCGTCTGGTGTAGCTGCATCTGTACGCGCTTGATGCGCATCAACGATCTCCTCCGCTATTTCAACCTGAATCGATTCTACCTGCCTAATCTCTTGACGCTCGATGTATCCACGGGACTTGCCCTGAGTCTTTAAAGTAAAGCAGACGGCCCAAGCCTCTCCGGACAGCACGGACCGATTTAACGCCGACTCGGCATTGTCAACCATGGACTCCCGAGCGTCATGCAAAATCTGCTGCAAATACAAACTCTTTGAGATGCGAACACTAACCCCAGTACGCTCCATCTTAAGGTGCCTTGCCGCAAGCGAGACGTTGCCCATAGC